GCTCTTCCCTGTTGAATACCCACCCTTCATTCTGAACATCTTTGTTTACTTCTGCCAGTAGGTTATAAACAAAAGAAATCTCAGGGTTGGTGTAGTCCAGTGTTGTAACTGGGGATTGCCCGATCGCACCAAGGATTGAGTTTACGGAACTAAGTTCTGTGTCAGTATCAAAGGTCGTTAGAGTTGCCATTTAAATAATTGATAGCGTTTGTAAGGTTTTCTACGGAATCTTGTAGCAGCCCGATTCCTCGGTTGCAGTTATTACACAACAATCCGCGAACCTTTCCGCTGTTGTGGTCATGGTCTACTGCAAACCATTCAGTCCTACGGGATTTCATATCTGCTGTTTTGCAGATAGCACACTTGTAGTCTTGTTTTTCTAAAAGAACTTTGTAGTCATCAAAGGTTATGTCGTAATGTCTTTTTAAATTATTACAACGAGAGCACAGAGCCCTACCAGTGTCTGTCCTTTTATCATTAGTTTCACATTGGACACATGCCATTGATTATCATTCTCAAAATAGAGTTAAAAAAAAGGGAGCCGAAGCTCCCCGTATAAATCAAACGCGACTACGAGCCGGGGAATCACATTCCACTTCGTGGTATGCAAAACGCAGGTTCTTAGTTTCGCTATAAACACTAGAAGCGGCTACGGCAGAGCCATAACCTTTAGCAGTTTTGGCAACAGAATTGCGGAGTGCGGTGTCGCCACCGGACACACCTTCCGTTGCTCCGCTCACGCCGTTATCACCGGCAGCGGTAGTAGGGTTAGCCATAATAATTAACCAGGGATTTCATTACCGCTAGATGCGGTAGTGGTGTACTTTGAGCCAGCAGCAGTGCGACCGTACTCGACAGGGCTGAGGGGATCCTGAGTTACAGAACCCACCTCATTAGTCCTAAGGCTAATGCCCCGTGCGGCTTCGATCTCACCGTACTGCTGGGTACCGGGAGTAATGTTAGAAGCCATAATTTATCAAGCAGCTTGCAGTTCGATTGCAGCAGCAGGGTTCAGCCAATCAGCACCCATGGCAAGGCGACCAACGATCAGGTCACCCTGATACATGGTCTTCACGTCACCACCAGTGGTCTGGACTTGGGGACCAATGCCCTGAACCACAGCAGCAGCGTCACGCTGATAGATAAGACCACAGTGAGCAGAGAAGTCACCGCTGTAATCGTTGTTCTCACCATCCACACGAGCAACAGTACCAGCCATGAAGGGCAGGTTGTTGGAACGACGGATAGAGATACCAGCGATTTCATACAGACCTTCACCACTGTTCATAGAACCTTGGGAAGAACCATAGTCACGGTTCAGGATGTTGGTGTCCACCTGGGAGATCAGAGCGTAGTACTGACGAGGAGACAGCACAGCGGTACGACCACCAGAAGGAACGTTCTTCTCATCAAGGATGGAAGCAGCTTCGAAGAAGCTATCAACCAGGGCTTGAGCGTTGAACTCATTACCAGCACCCAGTTTGATCACAGAACCACCGGGCTCAGGACCTGGATCGGCAGTGATAGGATGAGCAGTACGAGCAGACTTAGCGATCACACGGAACACTTTCTTGTCGTATGCTTCAGCCAGAGCATGACCGATCTTAGCGGAGATCTCAGAGCGCAGGCTGTAGTGAGCCAGCACTTCATCCAGGTCATAGAGGAATGCCGAGCTGGTCAGCAGGTCATCCATGAGGATGGTTTTCTCAGCCACAGGAGGGTTCTCAGAACCCAGGATGGGAGTACCAGGCTGATGGTAGTCCGCAGCCATGCGACCGGTGTAGATGAATTGCAGGGACTTACCGTTCCGCAGAGTACGATTCTGCACGGTGTCCTTAGCGATACAAACAGACTCATATGCCTTGATCATCTCGCCCGAAAAGAGCTTTAGATAAGTTGCATATTTGTTGTCATAATCAGCTCCGCCTTGGGTAAGACCCAAGCCAGGAGTTTTGTTAATATTACCAGTTGCGGTAATACCCATGTCGTTATTGTTTGTACCATAGGTACGGGTCGCACCGGTATTAGCTTCGGTGTACGACTGACCCTGTTGAGACCAAGATGCCATTGTTATAAAGTAAAATAATTATACAGGACTTCTATCGATAGAAAAAAATTTTTGTTGGAAATTTTAGAGGTCATTTCCTAACCCGGATTAGGAGACGAGTTGTCGCCGTAGCGGCTCGAATCCAAACGACCCACACGAGAATCGAACTCGTGATACTACCGTGACAGGGTAGCGTGATAACCGCTTCACCAGTGGGTCAGATGGGACCCGAAGGTCCCGTAGTTATTAGCCAATAGCAGGTGCAGTCAGAGCCACAGGAGTGGTATCTGCTGCTGCAAGGTCGAGCGGGAAGTTGTGTGCATTCCGCTCATGCATTACCTCAAAGCCGAGGTTAGCACGGTTCAAGATGTCAGCCCAGGTATTAATCACACGACCTTCACGGTCCTGGATTGACTGGTTGAAATTGAAACCGTTAAGGTTAAACGCCATAGTAGACACACCCAAAGAGGTGAGCCAGATCCCTAGAACCGGGAAAGCGGCGAGAAAAAAGTGGAGAGAACGAGAGTTATTAAAACTAGCGTACTGAAAGATAAGACGCCCAAAGTAGCCGTGGGCAGCAACGATGTTATAGGTCTCTTCTTCTTGTCCGAATTTGTATCCATAGTTTTGGGATTCATTTTCAGTAGTCTCACGTACCAGGGAGCTGGTCACGAGGCTACCATGCATTGCAGAGAACAGCGCGCCACCAAATACACCAGCAACTCCAGCCATGTGGAATGGGTGCATCAGGATGTTGTGTTCAGCTTGGAACACCAACATGAAGTTAAAGGTACCAGAGATACCAAGAGGCATACCGTCAGAGAAAGAACCCTGACCGAATGGATAGACAAGGAAGACTGCGCTAGCTGCTGCAACAGGTGCAGAGTAAGCAACAAAGATCCAGGGGCGCATACCTAGTCGATAGCTAAGTTCCCATTCTCGTCCCATGTAAGAATAGATACCAATGAGAAAGTGGAACACGACGAGCTGATATGGTCCGCCGTTATAAAGCCATTCCTCAAGTGTATTAGCTTCCCAAATTGGGTAGAAGTGTAGTCCGATGGCATTGCTGCTGGGGACGACGGCTCCCGATATGATGTTGTTTCCATACATGAGGGAACCGGCAACGGGTTCACGAATTCCATCGATGTCAACTGGTGGTGCAGCGATAAAGGCAATAATAAAGCAGGTGGTTGCAGCCAGCAGACAAGGAATCATCAGCGTGCCGAACCAACCAACATACAGTCGGTTGTTAGTAGAGGTAACCCATTTACAAAAGGATTCCCAGGTAGTATTTTGTTGTTGAGTGAGAGTTGTAGCAGTCATTTAAATAAGAATACGGTTAATTAAAAGAAAAGGTGGTTACTTTAAATAAGGGTATGTATTTGAGCACTAAATAGCCCTCCCCAAGGCTCACATCCAGTGGGAGGGCGACTGCTAACTATCAGAAACGGTAGGTGGCACCAACCTTAACGTTGGAACCGAACTCATCACCAGTGATAAAGGCATACTCACCATAAACCTCAAGCTCGTCGGTCACATCAGCGACCACACCAGCTTTACCAGAGAACTGGGTGTCGTTAGAACCACCTTCAGGCAGCACCAGAGCAGGACCAGCCTGCACGTAGTAGCCAACACCTTCGGTGATCTCACCTTCATAACCACCGTGCAGTTCAATCACGGTGCCCAGTGCATCAGCACCATACCAGGAGGAGTTAGACTCGGTGTTTACGTAGGGACCAGCAACTGCAGGAGCGGCAAAGATGGCAGCAGCGGGGAGGATAGCAAGGAATTTCATTTTAGTTTGTTTAGAAAAGAATAAGAATAGTTTGTGCGATTACCGTGGATGCCCCAACCTAACCAATAGTAGGCATGGTGCATGTAGTAATCTACTGTTTGATGTTTGAGTTGGAATGCAAATAAATCATTCCTAAACTCCATCTCATTAATCATGTATCGTGTCTGCCCTTCAATAGAGGAAGGATCACACGAATGCTTTTTGCAAAACTTACCCAACCCATCATAACGATGCTGGGAAGTCCATTGGATAAGACCATAACCTCCACGAAGGCATTGGTCATAGGGGACGATAGCACCACCCTCACATACCTTAGCACGAAAGCCAGACTCTTGTTGGATGTTGCCCATTAGTACAGCCAGGGCAGTTTTGTCAGTTACATCAGCACGAGTCTGAAGTTGTTCTAGTACATACTGTTGAGGTGGTGTACAATCAGGGCAAGTAATCATTTTTTCTTTACACAGTTGTTTACACGGGTACCACCTTTAACTTTGGTACCCTGTTTCTTGTAACCTTTCCAGCATTTAGGATCAATGCGTTGGGAGGTTTCTTTTTTCTTAGCAGCCATCACCAGATACCTGGGATGAGCTGACCAGTCAGGGCATAGGCACCCATGGCAGCAATGACACCTAGCATAGCCAGGCGACCATTGAGCATCTCAGCTTTTTCGTTGTGGGTCACAGTAACGTTTTCCATAATGATAGGTGGTTCTTTTGCAAAGAGGTTTTGTTGTCCGCGATCGTTGGTGGTAACAGTCATCAGTAGTTAAGGTTGGAGCGTTCAAGTTTAGCAAAGACATCTTGCCTGTAAGCTGGGTCACGGTCATAGCGTGGGTCAGACATGGCTTGCACCACCTCTGCCTGGCTACGGAATACATCAGCTTGATCAGTTGATGTCTTACCTGTAATCATTTCACCTTCGTAACCATTAGAGTTTTGGAAGGCAGATTGTAGTCCAGCCACAGCTAGTTGAATAGCTGCAGCATTACCATTGGAAACCAGGTCATCGAAAGCTTGTACAAACTCAGGGTTCAGAGATTCAGAAGCCCATGACATCAGGTTGTTGTAGCTATCAGCACCTCCAACTAAGTTTTGAATACCAGCCACTTCCTGTTCAGACAGGTCAGCAGCAGGTTCAGCCTGTTGTGACTGGCTATCAAGGTAAGCTTGGATCAGATCCGTGCTTTCCATGGCAGCCAGTTCATTGAATGTTTCTTCTGTAAGTTGTCCAGTTTCAGCCCACTCTTGTGAGGCTATATCAAAGACACTTACTTCTTCTTCGTCGTCCCGCTGCTCTTCTTCGTCCCGCACTTCTTCGGGCTCTGCGTTTTCACCATTGGATTCTCCAAGTTTCTTTTGCAATTCAATGTAGGCTTGCTCTAATGCTT